GCGGCGGGCAGCTCGTCTTCTCATCAGTTCAGCTCACGCCTGGCGTGCCCACGATCTGGAGGGACAAGCCTGTAGTTTATAAAGGAAGGATATGGAATGGAGAGCAGGCGCCCCTCAGAACATACGGCGAGTTCGAGAGGGAGGTCAGGCTGGCGTTCAAAGCGCTGATGGAGGTAATGCTGGAGGGCGATTACTGGGGAAAGCCGTTCAGCTTCCCGAAGCCTGAGATAAGCATCGAGCCTGACTTCATGAGGGAGGACGAGGACTTCAACGCAGCCCATCCGGAGCTGCCGACGTACAGGGAGCTGTACCTGCTGGCGTTCAGGCTGGCCGCGAAATACGGAACGCCGTACTTCGACAACCAGCTGCCTGAGTACAGAGGCGCAGGCGAGGGGATATCGTGCTACCAGTGTCTGTCGAGCGGGACGCGGGTCGCGATCCAGACGCCGAGTGGCGTGATAAAGACGGAGACGTTCCACAGCCTGTTCGAGAGCGCGGCAACGCTGGGGAAGGTCACGACAGACATGCTCGGAGGCGAGTACGTAGACGTGAACTTCGACGTGTTCGGGGTGGACGTGAAGACGCTGAAGGTGGATAGGAGGAACGTGCGTGGCATAGTGCGCAGAAGGTACCGTGGGGATGTGGTCTCGATACAGCTCGACACCGGGGACAGAAAGCTGACAGCGACGCCAGACCATCCCGTGTTCGTCCATCGAAACGGCAGGACGGTCAAGGTCAGCGCAGGAGACGTGCGTGAGGGGGACGGGATGGTCGTGCTGCAGAGGACGTATTCGAGGGCGACGATCATGCACGTCGCTGGAGTCAAGCGGTATAAATACGATGGTTACGTGTACGACCTGGTAGATGTCGCTGACGTGCACAACTTCGCAATCGGGGACGGGATTGTCGTTGGGAACTGCTGTGCGTACCAGTTCTCGTCGACGGTGCAGAACGACAGGGATTTCGAGGGCAAGCTGCATTTCAGGGACGGCAAGCACTTCTCGATGGGTTCGTGGCAGGTGGTAACGCTGAACTGCCCGCGAGCTGCCTATGCGGCAGGTCACGATGACAGGAAGCTGATCGAGACGCTGAAGAAGCTGATGGACGTAGCCGCAGAGGTGTTCGTCGAGAAGCGGAAGCTCATGCAGATGGTGATGGAGTCGGACAGGATGCCGTTCGCGACCCAGAGACCGCGCGATCCGGTGACAGGAAGACACGGATCGCAGGCAGTCGACCTTGACGGGCTGGTGTACACGATCGGAGTGGTAGGGATCAACGAGATGGTGCAGTATCACACAGGGAAGCAGCTGCACGAGTCGCGGGACGCATGGGCGCTGGCGATCCGAGCGATAACGGAGATGAAGATCTATGCGGCGGAGCTCAGCAGGAGGTACGGAATGACGATAGCGCTAGCGAGAACGCCTGCAGAGACCGTGGCGCAGAGGTTCGCGGTGCTCGACCTGCGGCATCGAAAGTACTCGAAGCTGGCGTTGGCTGTCGTGAAGGGAGACGTTGAGAGGGCTCTCGGAATGAGCGGCATGGACCTGCCGGTCTATTACACGAACGGTACGCACGTGAACGTGGCTGCGCAGGTGACGCTACAGAGGAGGATCGAGCTGGAGCACGTCTTCTTCCCGATACTGGATGGTGGGAACATCTTCCACGTCTTTCTGGGAGAGGGCGACCCGGACCCGGAGGCGCTGATGAGGTTCGGCATGGACCTGGCGCAGAGGACGCAGATAGGCTACTTCGCGTTCACCAAGGACATGACGGTGTGCATGGAATGCTACACGATCCAGGCAGGGCTGCACGAGACATGCAGCAGGTGCGGGTCTGCGAACGTCGACCAGATCAGCCGGATCACGGGGTACCTGCAGGCGGTCAGCGGCTGGAACGAGGCGAAGAAGCAGGAGCTGATTGACAGAAAGAGGGTGGATGTCGTATGAGCGGGAGACTGCTCGGTGGAAGGGTTATGGTTCTGGTAGCGCACCCGGACGACGAGGTTCTTGGAGCAGGTGGAACGTTGAGAAGTAGGATGCGGAGGAGGTGACAGAATGTCGGCGATAGTCAGGAAGAATGAGGTGATGGAGGTAAGGATAGACGAGCTGCTTGAGAACGCGCTGTCAGCGAACGAGGAGGACAGCGTGACGTTCGAGCGGCTTAAGAAGGAGGTATCGACGTGGGGGCTGCTCGACCTGCCGGTGGTAAGGCCGCTGAGCGAGGACGAGGCGGCATCGTATCCGGGAAAGAGGTACCGGATAGTGCACGGAAGGCACAGGATAGCAGCGATGAGGGACATGGGGTGCGAGACTGCACAGGTTGTGGTCATGGCGCGGCCACCGGAGACGCCGGAGGAGGAGTTCAACCTGGTGAACAATATGAACCTGATCCGAGGAGACACCACCGCACGAAACCTGGTCAAGATAATCCGGCGGGACAACCTGGACGTTACGAAGATAGACCTGTTCAAGCATCCGGTGAAGCAGCTGATCCCGGACGCGATAGCCACGATCAAGGACAGAGAGTCTGAGGCAAAGCGGAACGCTGCGATCAACAAGCTGACGCTTGAGATAGCGAAGGAGATAGCAAAGCAGATGGTCGACGAGAAGGACGACCTGCTGACGTTCCTGGTGGTGAAGGACAGGATAGCAGCAGTGGTGCGCATCCCGAAGGGCAACGCGACGAGGGCGAGGAAGGTCGCACCGTACCTGCGATCGAGGATGATAGAGCTGGTGAACGACGTGATCAGCAGGGAGCCGGACGAGGAGATGGAGACGGATGAGGGCGAGGATTCAGCAGAATGTGAAGATTCGGAGTGACAGTTTTGTGAAGATCCGGGAAATCCCAGGGTGGAACCGAGGATCAGGCAGCAAAATGGTAAACAAACGATCTAACACAGGACAAAATGATGTACGATCGCATGAGCTACACCGTCCGTGAAAACACGCTCCGACACAATGCAAAAACACGACAGCAAAATTTTACACACGCAAGGAAAATCCCAGGGATTCTCACGGACAGCATCCACAAAATGTGAATAACAAGAATATTTTATAACATGGTGAATAAAATGGACGAAGATGGTGAATAAAATGGACGAAGATGGGGTGAAAAGTCCTGTGCAGGAGCAGAGGGACTACGTGATGGAGATCGACCTGCCGGACGGGAAGCGGCTGATCGACCTGATGGACATCCCGAAGGAGATGGCCGAGCGGCTGAAGCAGGCAGGGTTCCACGTCAGGCAGAAGAGGTCGCCAGCGAGGAAGAACCGGAAGTTCAGCAAGTTCACGAAGGAGGTGCGCGAGAAGATCCTGGAGCTGCTGAGCAACGGCCAGACGATAGCGCTGGCGTGCGAGGCTGCCGGGGTGTCGACGTCTCACTTCCTGAAGTACCGGCAGACGCATCCGGAGTTCGACAAGGCTGTGCGGGCTGCGATGAAGGGGCAGATCTGTCACGTCGAGGACTCGCTGTACCAGACCGCGCTGAACGGGAACGTAACCGCGCAGATATTCTTCCTGGTCAACCGGACGAGGCACATGCCGAGGGACAGCCCGGACAGATGGATGAACCTGCACTCGGTCGAGATGTCCGGGCCAGGTGGCGGCAGCATCGATCTCAACGTGTCGATAGAGGAGCGCAAGGAGCGCATCGCCAGGATGCTGGAGGAGTTCGTCGGGTCTGGTGGGTTCGACAAGCCACGGATAGCTGACCTGCAGGAGGACTCCGGCGCTGGACGTGATGGAGCGAACGGCGAGAGGGAGGTAACGGAATCGAAGCCGAAGTCGGACGGCCATGACGAGGGGGATGTACAGTCGAAGGATGCGTAGTTCGGCGGAGCTGAGGGAGCACGCCCGGCTGGAGGCCTACGAGCGCGAGCTGGAGAGCGCGATCAAGTACATGTGCGAGCAGAACCTGGAGACGTTCGTCAGGATGGCCTGGCCGGTCGTGGAGCCGATGACCGAGTTCAAGATGAACTGGCACATCACGCTGATCTGCGAGTACCTGATGATGGTAACAGCCGGGAAGATCAAACGGCTCATACTAAACATCCCTCCAAGGTACTCAAAGTCGACGCTGGTGAGCGTGATGTGGCCGTGCTGGGAGTGGATACACACGCCGAACCAGCGGTTCATATGCGTGTCGTATGCAGCCACGCTGTCAGAGTTCCAGTCGATGAGACGCAGGCAGCTCCTCACGTCCGACTGGTACCAGGCGAACTGGGGCAGAGGCATCCGGCTCAGAGACGATCGCAACCGGGTGGCCGACTTCATGAACACCGTTGGTGGAGCCATGTTCTCGACGTCGCTGAACGGAACGCTGACCGGTATGGGCGGGAACCGAATAGTCCTAGACGACCCGACCAACCCGATCGAGACGATGTCCAGGGCGATGAGGGAGAGCGCGAACGACTGGTTCTATAACACGCTGCTCTCCAGGCTGGACAACAAGCGGAAGGGCGCGATAGTGCTCATCCAGCAGAGGCTGCACACGAACGACATGACCGGCTCGCTGACCGGACTGGGCCCGTCGGAGCTCGACGGGTACCTGCTGGAGGGGAACGGCTGGACGCTGCTGAGGCTGCCACTGATCGCAGAGCGGGACGAGACGATCGTATCGCCGATAGACGGGCGCGTGATCAAGGAGCTCCGGGAGGGTGAGCTGATGTGGCCTGAGCGCGAGTCGCCGGAGATGCTGGCAGACTACAAGAAGGACCCGTATGTGTTCGCCTCGCAGTACCAGCAGAGGCCGGCGCCGGTGTCCGGAGCGATATTCCAGCGCGAGTGGCTGCAGTTCTTCGACAGCATCCCGGACGTGAACGAGAAGCCGACGTGGATCATGTCGGTGGACGCATCGTTCTACGGTGGCAGGTTCTCGGACTACGTAGCCATCGGAGTGTGGGCGTGGCTCAGGCCGAACATGTACCTGTACGACGTGATACGCAGGCGGATGGGGTTCACGGAGACCGTGGCGGAGCTCAGGAGACTGTTCCGTCAGTACCCAGCGACCAGCGCGGTACTGATAGAGTCGGCGGCAAACGGACCGGCGATCATCGACGAGCTCCAGAAGGAGGTCAGCGGGGTCATCCCGATCAAGCCGGTGGGAAGCAAGGAGGCAAGAGCGTTCGCAGTCACGCCGTACTTCCAGGCGAAGAACGTTCTCATAAGGCGCGCGCACTGGACGTCAGAGTACATCGACGAGCTGCTAAACTTCCCGTCATCGGCATACGACGACCAGGTCGACATGACGACGCAGGCGATATGCTACATGCAGCAGACGTTCAACAGGGCGAAGGCTGCGCACAGGTTAATTATTACGAGGCCGAACATATAAAGGAGGGTTTATGGCAAGAAAGACAGCTAGACGAGGTCACAGCGTCCCGCCAGTAGCCGCGGTGAACCTGCAGGGGAAGGGCATGGACGGGACTGATGTGGTCTCGCTGCAGGACATGATCGTCAGGGACGCAAGATCGTTCCTGTACACGACGCCGGACCACACGAACCGGTTCGCGTACTACCGACTGATGGAGTCGTTCGACCCGATGCTGCAGTTCGGGCGGAATTACATAGCGCTGCTCGTCCAGAGATCGTACCTGGGCCCGCGCATGGATACGAGCGACGAGGACTACGTGGAGACGCCTGGGTTCCTGGACGATGTCAACGGCATACTGTCAGAGCTACAGCTGTCGTCGATAATCGGGGCGATCGTGAAGGACCTGATCAGGCACGGGAACAGCTTCGTGCGGCTCCGGAGGGACCAGAGCGGGAAGATCACGACAGCAGAGGTGATACCGCCGGACGCTGTAACGATCCTGTCGGAGGATGCATTCCGGGATGGGCGGAGGAACCAGAAAGTGCTGATTTCAAGACGAGATTATTTCGTCCTGAACGAGCAGGGCGACGACAAGTACGTGGTGCACGACCCGACCAGGCCGGACCCGAAGCCGGACGACGACGGCAAGCCACCGGAGATCGTCATAGCGGCAGAGGACATGATCCACTTCGCGTGGGACGCCGAGGGGTCGCAGGTGAAGGACTCGCTCGGCAGGGACACGTACAGCGTGTGGGGGCAGTCGATCTACGACTCGGTGCTGGTATACGTCAAGGCGAAGCTGGCTGCGATAATCGATTTCGTGAGGTACATGCGGTTCGCCCTGCCACGCTGGGTGGTCAACGTCGACCTCTCGGACGTGAGGGACATGTCGCAGTACACCGGGTCAGCGGACGACCGGTTCAGGCAGGCGAGCGAGGCGATCAACAAGATCATGCAGCAGTTCTACGACAACCTGTACTACGTGGACACGGACAGGAACTCGCCGACGTACCGGAAGACGCTGCCCATCGAGCCGGATGCGTTCGTCTTCCTGTCCGACGGGTGCAGCATGGAGCAGAAGGGCGGCGGAGTGTCGGTATCGTCGAACGTGCTCGACGTGATCAAGCAGTGCGACCGTGCAATCGCAAGCGCGCTCGGAGTCCCGCTCACGATGTTCGGCTACTCCGAGGGGAACACGTATGCGACATCGAAGGTCACCGCCAAGTTCCTGGCGGCATATGGCGGCGGCCTCATAAGGCTGATAGAGTCGACGATCAAGGAGTTCCTGAGGCGCGAGTTCGAGAGGCGCAACCTGACAGCATTCGACGAGGACTGGGAGAACCTGTACGTCGAGTACGACCGGGACGATGTCGAGGAAGCGCAGATGCGCATGGACGTGACGGTCAAGGAGGCGCAGGCAGCGGGCTACCTGAGCAACGTGGTCGCGACGCTGTACGGGTCCGGTATAATCACGATGAACGAGGCCAGGCAGATCATGAGCGCCGGAACGAAGGCGCTGCAGGAGCTGACCGAGATGGAGGGAGGGGACACGCTGAAGGCGCTACAGCCGATGATCCCGGCAACCGCGCTGATGAGCCCCGAACCGACGAGGAGCACGTTCCGATCGGCGGTGGAGGAGCCGTCAGACATGGCGCCGTCGCTCGGTGACCAGGAGATCGAAGAAAGGCTGACGCTGGACGCCAAGGAGCCGAAGCTGGAGGAGCTGATACGCAGAGCGTTCCGGGACGCGCTGGAGTGGTTCGCAGACGAGCTCGCAGGACGCATCCAGGCAGGGCAGATCGAGCTCCGAGACCTGGCGAGGGCAGCAAAGGACGTGCCAGAACCGCCGGAGGACGCTGCAGGAGCAGGAAAGGGAGAGAAGGATGAGAAGTAGAAGCCGATATATATGTAGAGGATTGTAGAGGAGAGTGGATCAGGTATGAGGGTCATACTGCGACCGAGATCGTTTCTGGACAAGCTGAAGGCATATCTTTTTGAGAGGTATCCGACCTACGACTGCACGCGCCTGGCGTTCGGCCCGGCTATGATCGAGGCGTCGAACGACGACGAGTGCCTGATGGTGCCGTACACCGAGGTGCTGTGTATATTCTGGGACAGCGGGTACTCGGCGGTGCTCAACCGGTACGAGCAGATCCTTGAGAAGATGGCCGGGTCTGGAGAGCAGGGCGCGGAGGCAGGAGGAATCGCTGGAGCAGGAGGCAGCGGAGGCAGCGCGCCAGCGAAGAAGGCGGACATGCGCATGTACGGGTAAGACAGGTCACGACGGAAGACGCAGATGATCTCAGCGCAGCAGCTCACCGACGCATTCCACCAGAAGCTGTCGATGAACCTGGTGAACGCATACGCCGCGTGCTACCAGGTCGGAGTCGAGGACGCGGCAAAGCTGGTGGAGGACAGCAAGAAGCGCAACGCGGTCATCCTGGGCTCGTACACGAAGGTGGAGTCAGGAGCGATCGGAGAGCACCCGCTGTTCAAGCTCACGGCTGAACTGCTCAAGCCGATGCGGGACCACATCGAGGCAGCGGTTGTCGCCATCCTGCAGGACGTGAAGGAGCTGTCCGGGCAGAAGGGCAAGTTCGTCGAACCGTCGGAGCTGGCGAATGTCATCCGGAATGAGATCAAGTCGCTCTGGCGCGACCAGCCAGTCACGATCCAGCGGCCTGGAAAGCGACCAGTCCAGTTCACCGTGGAGGCCTACGCGGACGTGGTCGCCCGCACGACATCCTACGCGGTGCGCAACCAGGCGTACATAAACACGATGAAGGCGAACGACCTGGCAGACGGCTGGGTATGGATCGCCATGGGCGACGAGCGCACGTGCGAGATCTGCGGCAGCCGGCACGGCAAAGTATATTCGTGGAACGACCCAGCGCCGCCAGCACATCCGGGTTGCCGGTGCCGGCCAATACCTCACTACAAGGAGGACCTTGAGAAGGCTGCGGAGGGGGTGAAGAAGGAGCGCGAGGCGAAAGAGGCGGAGGCCAGGGCCAGGAAGGCGCCTGCAGAACCGGCTGTGTAGCCACAGGCTGTTGAGGAACCACCGGCTGAGAAAAAGCCGGTTGAGGAGATACTGCCGGCCAAGAAACCTGAGCCTGAGCACGTGCCAGTGCCTGTGAAGGAGCCACCGAAGCCAGCACCAGCAGCAGAGAAGCAGGCTGAGAAGAAGCCTGAGCCTGCAAAGGAGCAGCCGGCTGTGAAGCCGGAACCGACCGGGCAGAAAGCAGCAGGCGTGATA